AAACATAGTCATGTCAATCTATCTATTCAAGATTTATTTTTTATTTTAATTATTCTTCAAAAAATTTCAAATAATTATAATAATCAATTTTCAGATAATTTACAGTATCGTGCAGATAGGTTAATTGATAAAATTTTAATTTCTATAAATAGTATGAATTGATATTGTTTTTATTAAAATAATACTTTAATATATATATGTAGTTATTTTTCAACACCCAAATGAACTATTTCCAACCTAACTTAGTTGACACTTCTTATAGTGCTGATTCAAACAATGCTTTATTAATTGAAGATAGATATAAAGCAAAAAACAATTTTAAAAGACTAGGCAATGAGGATTTATGCGGCAACGCAATAGATCAAAATGTTTCTATAAGAGATGCATTTACAAAAACAGGGGCATTGAATCCACCTGTTTCAATGGTTCCATTTATTGAAAATTCTTTTGGCCAAAAAATTGAATTAAAAAATCATCAGGCAATAGTTGACAGTGTGACAGGGGTTCCAATGTCAGTTATGAAAAAGTCATATGAAATACAAGACAATGAACCAATTTGTAGAATTTTTGAAGAAAACCAAAATATTTTACAATTAGAGCATATAACAACATTCAACGGTAAGGGTTGTATTTTTGTTAGTGGAGGTATTAAAGATGCTGACCTCGAAGTTACAAAAAACGACCCGATTAGAAGAAGATTATGTTTAATTAATTCTTACACGGGACAATACGCGTTCAAATTAGTACTCATTGATTTTAGGCTCTTTTGTTTCAATCAACTTGGCCGCGTTAATCGTAGTCAAAATAAATTATCTTTTAGACACTCAAAAGGCATTAATGAATATACAAAACAACTGCCCGAATTTTTGAAGTATCAAAGAGAAGATTTAAAAAATTCTATTGAAGAACTAAAAGAGATGGCTCGCCACCATTACACCAGAGAGGAATCAATGGAAATACTAAAAACACTATCTCAACAAATGTTAGCCGACAAACTAACGGGAAAAGTTAAAGACAAAGAAACAAAAGAATATAGAGAAAAAACTTTTGAAAAAGATTTAACTAAAGAGTGGACTGACATTAAAAATAATTTTAGAAAAGAAACAAATAATTTTGAACAGTCACCGAATTTATATCAAATATTCAATGCTTTAAATTATCAGCAAACACACTGTGAACAGTCTGTAAAAGATGATATAAAAGGTGCAAGAGTTAGATTAGAAAGTTTAGTTAGTGGAAAGTGCGGTGCAAGAATTGATTTAATTAAAAAAGAATGTCTAGCTCTTACTAGATAGTACAAAACAAATTAAATTTTTTAGTCCTGATGTAAAAATCAGGGCTTTTTTATTGCCTGTTAGTCTCAAGTTAAGACAAAATGATACAGTTAATAATCCTATAAATCTAGCACACTAAGGGTATAATAGTACCTGAAAAATTAGACATATTTTGTACTGTTGAGACTGTCAAACCCATTGCAATAACTAGCTTTTTACTTTTTTATTGTCTTATTATTGTCTTACTTTTAGCTTATTATTGTATTATTCTAGTATTGCTTTATTATGTTATATCGTCTACAATGGAATAGTAAACCTATTAAAAATTTACAAATGGATTATCCAAAAAATACAGACAACCTAAAAAAGGCTACCTCTTACAATGGCTGGAAAAATTACGAAACTTGGAATGTTGCCTTATGGTTAGACAATGAGTATTTCAATTATTCTATTTTAATGTTGCCATCAGTTAAAAATTATCAGGATTTTTTAAATAAAATCAAAAGTAATGTTTTTAATAATTTAGATGCAAATTATGACTACAAAAACAAAACGGGTGACAGTGTATCTTGGACTGATCCAAAAGTTGACGTTGACGAAATCAACGAAAAAATAACGGAGATGAAATCATGAAAACATCAAACCTAATTCTATCTGTTCCCATTGCTTCACTGTAAAATGTCAAACTCAAAACAAACCCGCAACCGCTACGAATTAGCCACCAGACCTAATTTGAATTATGTGCGATTTGCTCTGGTAATTTTTATTGCTGGTTTTATTCTTGCCAGTATCGTAGACAGTCCAGCGTATGAAAAGTGTATGCAGGTTTATAATAATTCTGATATCTGCTACAAACTAAACTAATCCACGCCCGCACACTATCCCCCACGCCCGCCCCGTTGCGGGTTTTTTATTGCCCACAATTTTCCACGCTATCCCACAGGCAGGGGGTGTGTAGTACATTTGTACTAGCGGTATAGTTATACAGGGAACTTACTGATAAATCATAGATTAAGGTCTAAAATACTACAATATAATAATACTACAATAGTACACTAATGTCAACTGTTTTTCTTCGGCTCTACTTGAATTGATAGTTGTGGAGTGTTTAAATTGATATTCTCTACACTCTCCCCTAATACTTTACCGAGTGAATCTAGTATCTGAGCAGCAGTCTGCAACTGTCCTTTTCTTACAGCCTGGTCAAACAATCTCATTCTCATTCCCTGGAGTCGTGAAATCATCTTATCTCTATCTTTTTCCCAATCTTCATCGTTCCATTCTTTTACTTTTTTCCAATCGCTCCACGCTGTATCTATACCAATTTGTTCCCTGGCTGCGTGTTCTAGCACAAGTTGTCTTGTAGTTTTACCCGTAAGTTGCCTTGAGTACAGTTTTTGCCTTCTTGCTTCTATTACTGCATCGGGTTGTCTCTTTCCACATACTCTCCCATCCTTCAAAGCTCGCTCGGATGTAAATTGACCATTTGTATTACGAAGAACAGAATCAGCCACGGACTAAAATTGTTGTTAATACTTGAATAATAACCCTAAAAACACTGTTTAGTCGACAAAATCACAGAAATCCGTCAATATTTAAGCTATTGTTTACTACATGAGTACAAAAACAGCCGAAAATCTTTCACTTAGATGGGCACAGGGGGAGGTGTTCAACGCAAAAAACAGATTTAGAGTCCTCGTGGCTGGCAGAAGATTCGGAAAATCCTATTTATCCTGTATAGAACTACTAAAAGCAGCAATAGACCGCCCAGGTGAAACATATTTCTACTGTGCCCCCACATACCGCATGGCAAAAGACATTGCCTGGAAAGAAATAAAGAAACTTATACCACCCCAATGGATTCAATCCAAAAACGAAACCGATCTCAAAATAGAACTAATTAATGGATCGCTAATCGAACTAAAAGGCACAGAAAACGCAACAACCCTGCGTGGCCGAAGCCTCGCTGGAGTAGTACTTGATGAGGCAGCCTTCATGGATTCCGAAGTCTGGTTCCAAGTCATCAGACCAGCCCTCGCAGATAAACAGGGCTGGGCACTCTTTATATCTACACCAGACGGCACAGCCTCATGGTTTTACGATTTATGGTGCTACGTTCCAGAAGATACATCAGGAGATTGGAAACGCTGGAGCTTCACAACAGTAGAAGGGGGTAATGTTCCAGAAGAAGAAGTCGAAGCAGCCAAGGCCCAACTAGATAGAAGAACATTCAAACAAGAGTTCGAGGCAAGTTTCGAGAATCTCACTGGTCTCGTTGCAGTCTCTTTTTCAGATTCCAACATTTCTACCGAAGCGGAGGACATATCTATCGCCCCACTTTTATTAGGAGTCGATTTTAACGTAGATCCACTTTGCGGTATATGTGCAGTTCGCTACCGAGACATCCTCTACGTCTTTGACGAGATAATTTTGACGGGCGGTGCAACTACCTGGGATTTTGCTGAAGAAGTTACAAATCGTTACGGAGTAGAAAGACGAATTATTGCTTGCCCCGACCCAACTGGTGCTGCCCGAAAAACATCAGGAGTAGGCTCAACGGACCACACTATCCTGCGTAGAAGCGGATTTACTGTATCATCTCCCAGATCCCCCTGGAAAGTCCGTGACAAAGTAACAGCAATCAACACTGCACTATATGACGCAATGGGTGAACGCAGGACACTGATTCATCCACGCTGCAAAGAACTAATAAAATCCCTCCGTACCCTGACTTACGCTCCAAACACAGGTATGCCAAACAAAAATCTCGGAGTTGACCACGCATTTGACGCTTTCGGCTACCTTTGTCTCCAACAATTTAACCTTGCCAAACCAGAGACATTAGGCCAAACTTCGTTTAGAATATATTAAGAGTTTCCTTTTTCCACTATGTACCATTCCTCCATGAAGAAGAAAAAGAAGAAAAAGAAAAAGACCAAGAAGAAGTGAGAAAATTTAGGCGAGTAAGACGAGACAAAAAGACAAACGTGCCTAGCAAATACCTTGCTGGTGCGAAAAATAAGGCTGCAAAGGCAAAAGAGATCAAAGAAACAGCCGAAAAGTACAAAAGAGGCGAATATATTGATATAAAAGCCATCAACAAGTCACGATCTGCCCAAGATGAAACCAAAAAGAAAGCCACTAAGCGAAAAAACAAAAGA